TTGTTGCTGTATTTACAGCAGGAGGTATATTTGCAGAGTTTACGGCATTAAAAGATGAAATATCTTTAGTCCACGATAGGTTAGACGAAAAGATTGTTTTTATAAATAAACTTGAAGAAAGAATATTAACTATAGAAAAACAAGTTGAATACGAAAGAGGGTTGCTTGAAGCAATGTCAAAATCTAATGTAAAAAATGAGTAAGAAAACAGAAGTAACTGTAAAGTCAAATGGCTTAAGAAATGAATTAAAAGAGATACGAAAAAGTATCGACAAACTAACTGAAGTATTACTACTTCAACAAACAAACAAACAGAATGAAAACATTAAAAACAACGCTACTGGCGAGTATTGGGGTGATTCTATTGATGGGATGTACTTCACAACTTCAAGTACAGAAGCAAAGACAAGCATTGAGAGTAAAAACGTATCAAAAAATAATTAATAGTGTTTCTATTGAAGATCCAAATGAAATTAAGCTAGCCCAAATATTGTGGCACAAAACAATTAAAAATGGAAGTAAAGGTTATAGAAACAATACAAAAGGTAATTAGTGCTGGAGAAAAAGCTGTTGAAGAGCTTATAAAGGTTGCTGAAGAAGAAATTATTACTGGACACCCAGATGATGATCTTGCTGCTGATAGGCTTAAGAATGCAGCCGCAACAAAAAAACTAGCAATATTTGATGCTTTTGAGATACTTCAAAGGATAGAGATTGAAAGAGAAAAATTAAATGGCACGGACGAATCTGAAACAAGTTCAGGAAAAGATAAGGGATTCCAAAGCTTCGCAGAAACTAGAGGCAGGAAGTCTTAGTCTTTATAGAATCGTGCAGGATGACATAAAACAATCTGTACGAAAAAGTAAAAATAAATTAAAATCCTGGAAGTATGGTTATGATAAAGATTATGATATAATCATTATATCCAAAGATGGAACTTTAGGTGATGTTGTAGAAATACAGAATTTAAAAATTGGACTACCTTTGCAGCCAAAATCTGTATACCATAAAAGCAATGAAAAAAAAGATCAGTATTGGGAGCCTTCAGAATATCCAAAAGAACTTAAAAAAATTAAAAGTATATTTCAATGGAATGAATACCCTTCTGACTTCAAACAATCTTGGATATCATATATTGAAACGGAATTTGAAAGAAGAGAAAATGGATTTTGGTTTAAGAATAATGGTGTCTCTACTTATATTACTGGTTCTCACTACATGTATCTCCAGTGGACCAAGATTGATGTTGGGCACCCAGAGTTTAGGGAGTCAAACAGATTATTCTATATATTCTGGGAAGCTTGCAAGGCAGACATCAGATGTTTTGGAATGTGCTACCTCAAAAATAGACGGAGTGGATTTAGTTTTATGTCGTCATCGGAAACTGTCAATCAAGCCACAATTACTTCCGACGCAAGATTTGGAATTTTATCAAAAACAGGTTCAGATGCTAAAAAAATGTTTACAGATAAAGTCGTTCCAATATCCACAAACTATCCTTTTTTCTTCAAGCCTATACAGGACGGAATGGATCGACCAAAAACTGAACTTGCCTATAGAGTGCCAGCTTCAAAACTTACAAGAAAATCTATTGAGCAGGCAAATACAGAAGAACTTACAGGGCTTGACACCACTATCGACTGGAGAAACACAGGAGATAACTCTTACGATGGTGAAAAACTTAGACTCCTTGTACATGATGAATCTGGTAAATGGGAAAGACCCGATAATATCCTCAACAACTGGAGGGTCACTAAAACTACATTACGATTAGGTAGAAAAGTTATCGGAAAGTGTATGATGGGATCTACATCAAATGCATTAGATAAGGGTGGAGATAATTTTAAAAAACTTTATAGAGCTTCTGATGTTTTAGAAAGAAATTCTAATGGTCAAACAAAGAGTGGAATATACAGTTTATTTATTCCTATGGAATGGAATATGGAGGGCTTTATAGATAAACATGGTCACCCTGTGTTTAACACACCAGAATCCATCGTAGAAGGAATTGACGGCATGGATATAGACATAGGGGTAATTGATTACTGGAACAATGAAGTTGAGTCTTTAAAAAACGATTCAGACGCTTTAAATGAGTTTTATAGGCAGTTTCCAAGAACAGAAAATCATGCCTTTAGAGATGAGTCTAAGAACACTTTGTATAATCTTAGCAAAATATATGAGCAAATAGATTATAACGATGGATTAGAAGCGCAGAGGGTCTTGCAAAGAGGTAATTTTTCTTGGGCTAACGGTAAAAAAGACACAGAGGTTGTTTGGTCTCCAAATCCAAAAGGAAGATTTTATGTTACATGGATCCCTCCTCTTGAATTAAGAAATAGATTAATAAACAAAAATGGAATAAAGTATCCAGGAAACGAACATATAGGGGCTTTTGGATGTGATAGTTATGATATATCTGGAACCGTAGGAGGTGGAGGGTCTAATGGTTCTCTTCATGGAATAACCAAAATAAACTTTGAAGCTCCATCTAATTTGTTTTTTTTAGAATATATAAGTAGACCTCAGACTGCTGAAATATTTTACGAAGATGTTTTGATGGCTTGTGTTTTTTATGGGATGCCGGTCCTTGCTGAAAATAACAAACCAAGACTTCTTTATCATTTAAAAAATAGAGGATACAGGGGTTTTAGTTTATCAAGACCAGATAAGCATAAGAACGATTTATCTAAAGCAGAAAGAGAGCTTGGAGGAATTCCTTCTTCGTCAGCAGTAATATCAATTCATGCTGAAGCAATAGAGTCTTATATTGAACAAAATGTTGGATTGTTAGATTCGGGCTCTGGAAATATGTATTTTACAAGGACGCTTTTAGACTGGGCAAACTATGATATAAACAACAGAACAAAGTTTGATGCTACCGTAAGTTCTGGATTTGCCCTTATGGCAAATAACAAATATGTTAGCAAACCGAAGAAAAATGTTAAAGAAATAAATGTTACCTTTGCAAGGTACAATAATGGTGGAATAACAAGTACAATATTGAGATAAAAAATATATGAACGGAGTCCAAACAAGGAATGTTATTGGCTTTCCAGATCAACTTGCTTCTGATTCAAAAAAAGGATCTAAGGAGTATGGGTTAGTTGTGGCTCGAGCAATAGAGTCCGAGTGGTTTAGAAAAGAAAGCGGAACTTCAAGATTTTATAATAACAGAGATACTTACCATAAGCTAAGAACTTATGCTATGGGAGAGCAGTCGGTTCAAAAGTACAAGGATGAGCTTGCTATAAATGGAGACATATCATATCTAAATTTAGACTGGACACCAGTTCCGGTAATACCAAAGTTTGTAGATATAGTGGTTAATGGAATGCAGAATAGACTGTATGACGTTATGGTTGATGCTGTTGATTCAATATCATCCAATAAAAAAGCCATGTACAAATTAAAGCTACAGGCTGAAATGAGGAATAAGAATGACTTAATGGAAATGCAGCAGATCACTGGAAAAGATATGTTTGATCAAGATCCAACAACGCTTCCACAAAGTCCTGATGAGTTAGAGCTGCAAATGCAACTAAACTATAAAGATGATATAGAGATTGCTCAAGAAAAGGCTATTGAAAACGTCTTAAGAATGAACAACTATGAGCAAATAAGAAACAAGGTTGATGAAGATCAAACTACATTGGGGATATCTTCTGTAAAGCATTCTTTTAATACTCATGATGGAATAAAAGTCGAATACGTAGATCCAGCAAACTTAATATGGAGCCCTACTGAAGATCAAGATTTTGAAGATTGTTATTATTTTGGAGAAGTCAAAAACGTAAATATAACAGAATTAAAAAAAATAGATCCTTCCTTAAGTCAAGAAGACATAAAGGAAATATCAAAGATGTCTTCTAAATGGGACGCTTATCAAGGAATACGAGGCGGATATAAGACAGACAATTTTGATCACAACACTGCAACGTTGTTGTATTTCTGTTATAAAACGGATAAGAATATCGTATATAAAAAGAAGAAAACATCTCAAGGAGGAGACAAGGTACTTAAAAAAGACGATCAATTTAACCCACCAAAAACAGAGAAAGCTAGATTTGAAAAACTTTCTAAAAGAATTGACGTATGGTACGAAGGTGTACTTGTTCTAGGAACAAATTACATTCTAAAATGGGACTTGATGAAGAACATGGTTCGCCCAAAGTCCTCAATGAGCAAATCGGTAGCTCCTTATATTGTAAGTGCTCCAAAAATGTACAGGGGCCAAGTGGACTCTCTGGTAAAAAGAATGATTCCATTTGCAGATCAGATACAACTGATACATCTTAAACTCCAACAGGTCACGGCAAAAATGATTCCTGATGGCGTATATATGGATATTGATGGATTAAGTTCAATTAATCTGGGCAATGGAGCAATGTATACACCACAAGAGGCTTTGAATTTATATTTTCAAACTGGATCTGTAATAGGAAGGTCATTTACTGAGGAAGGAGAGTTTAACCACGGTAAGATGCCAATTCAAGAGTTGACTTCTTCTGGTGCAAATGCAAAAATATCTTCTTTAATAAACATGTATAATTACAATTTAGGAATGATTAGATCTGCAACTGGCCTAAACGAGGCAAGAGATGGGTCTACACCAGATTCAAATTCCTTAGTTGGAGTACAAAAAATAGCTGCATTAAATTCTAACACAGCTACAAGACACATTTTAAAATCAGGCATAAACATAACAAGAAGAGTTGCTGAAGGTGTTACTTACAGAATGTCTGATGTATTAGAGTTTTCTGAATTTAAAGAGGATTTTGCTAAATCAATTGGCAGGTATAGTATGGAAATACTAAAAGAAATAAAAGAACTTCACCTTCATGATTTTGGCGTTTACATAGAATTGCACCCAGACGAAGAAGAAAGAGCTGTTTTGGAGCAACACATAAATACATCCTTATCTCAAGGAAAAATAGATATAGATGATGCTATTGATATTAGAAATGTTAGAAACGTAAAAATAGCTTCTCAACTCCTTAAGGTTAGAAAAAAATCAAAGGAAAAGGAAGATCAGAAAAGACAGCAGGAGAATATTCAGCAGCAAGCTAAAGCAAATCAAGATTCTGCAATGGCCTCTGAGAAGGCAAAGCAACAAAGAGAGATGGCTAAAAAACAAGCCGACATGGAGCTTATGAAGATGGAATCAGATTTAAAGATGCTAGAAATGGATAAAGAGTTCTCCTTGAAACTTAGATTGATTCAAGAACAAAAGTCTTTAGATAGAAATATTCAAGGAATGCAGGTTGAAACACAACTAACTAAAGAGAAGTATAAAGAAGACAGAAAAGACAAGAGAACCGCAAAACAAGCATCTCAACAGTCTAAACTTATACAGCAAAGACAACAAGACTTAGATCCGATAGATTTTGATGGTCAAGACTCGTTAAGTGCTGGTTATTAGGCATTTAGTAAAGCTTAATATATTTGTAATTTTGTAATAAATTAAATTTAAATATAATGGATAAAATCGAAGTTTATGCTTTGGATGATGATGGCAATAGAATAGAGCCACAGCAAGAAGTAGAACAAAAAGAAGAAGAAGTTTCGCAAGAGGTTTTGAGTCAAGAAGCCCCTGAAGAAGTAAAAGAAGAAAATGAGTTACCACAACAAAAAGAAGAAGAAAGTAGTGAAGGTCAAGAAGAAGTCGAAGAGCAAGACCAGGAAAAGTTACTAACTGAAGAACCAGAAAAAGACGATAACTGGTTTTTGAGTAGATTAAAAGATAGGTATGAGGTAGAATTAAATTCTATCGATGACCTTAAAAACGTTCTTTCAAATACTGATAAAGAAAAAGAAAATCTTCCCGAAGATGTGGAGAAGTATATGGAGTTTCGTAAAGAAACCGGAAGGTCTTTTGGTGACTTTGCTGAACTTCAAAAAGATTGGGCTACTGTAGGAGACGGAGATATATTACGTCAATACTATGAGCAAACAAAACCACATTTAGACAGGGAAGACATTGAGCATATTTTAAATGAACAATTTTCTTATGATCAAGAAATAGATGATGATAAGGATATTAGGGCAAAAAAAATTGCTCACAAAGAAGCATTGTATGAGGCTAGAAATCACTTTGAAAAGTTAAAGGAAAAATACAAAGCTCCGCTAGGGTCTAGTGAAGCTGATATTCCTGATACATACAAAGAAGCTTTTAGCTTTTATAATGAATATAAAACTCAAAATGAAAAAGATTCTATCGCTCGAAAAGAGCAGGCTTCTTATTTCACTGAAAAAACTAATTCTTTATTTTCAGACGAATTCAAAGGTTTTGAATTTAATCTTGGAGATGAAAAAAAAGTTTTTAAACCAAGTGATTTAGATAAAGTGAAGTCTAATCAGAGCAATGTTCAGAATTTTATTTCTCAACATGTTGATGAGAAGGGGTTCTTAAAAGACCCTGCCACTTATCACCGTTCTTTGTACACGGCTATGAATCCTGATGCTATAGCAAAACATTTTTATGAGCAAGGGAAATCAGATGCTACTGGAGATATTGTTAAGGAAACTAAAAATATCGATATGGGAGTTCGTGAAAACACGGTAACGGATACAGGAGGAACTAAGTTTAGAATAGTAGAATCAGAAGACAAGTTTGAGTTTAAAATTAAAAAACGAAACTAACAACTTTTAAAATTATTAAAACATGTCTGTAACTATGACTGGAGTCGGTGGTGCATTAACCCCCGCTCCTTCGAAAGCAACGCTTTCAAGTAATTATTTAGGGTCAAGTATTGAGTTTACATCTCAATATCTTCCCGATGTTTATGAAAAAGAATTTGAAAAATACGGAAATCGTTCTGTATCTTCTTTTTTAAGAATGGTAGGTGCCGAAATGCCTTTTGCGTCTGACGTTATTCAATGGTCAGAGCAAGGTAGATTACACCTAGCAGTAACTGGCGCTACAAGATCAGCTGATGTCGTTACTTCAACTGGACACCCATTTAGAGTAAATCAAACAGTAGTTATTTCTGACGGAACTGACCAGGAAAAAGCTATCATAACAGCAGTAACTGCAAACACATTTACAGTTGCCTCTTATGAAAACGCCAACCTTGCAGCAGCTATTGCTACAACTGGCCTTAAGGTTTTTGCCTATGGTTCTGAATTTGCAAAAGGAACTTCTGGTATGGCTGGCAGCTTAGAAGCCGCTAAAGACATTCAAACTAATAACCCAATTATCATAAAAGATAAGTATGAGGTTAATGGTTCTGACTTAGCTCAGATTGGATGGATTGAAGTGACTACTGAGAATGGAGC